CTGCCATAAGTCTAGCTACATTGCCAACTGTACAACCTAATCCTGCTGCAACTTCTTGTCTAGTTATCTTTCCGTTAAGAAGTTCTAATGCGTAACCTTCATTAACAAATTTTTCATAATATTGTCCTCTTCTTACTGTTGCAGCTTGTGGTTGATTTACATCTTTAATTGGTAATACATACTCTTCACCTTTGTCTTTAGCTCTTTTAATACGCATTGATATTCTTCTATAACAAGTTTTAGAACAATATTTTGTTGCGTTAGGTGGTAATGAATTGTTGCAGTCGTCTGCTATACAGACAACATTTACCATTTAGTTTTGTTAGCCCAGTATGCTGCAGACATTTTACCCTTCTTTATATTCTTAGCATGTCTAGCTTTAAAAGACTTTCTCCTTGCTTTAGACCTTGCATCTTGTTTCTTACCTGCAGTAGTTACTCCCTGTTGTCCAAACCTAATTAATTTAAGTTGATGACCTTCTTGTGCTAAAACAATATGTGATTTAGTTTTATGCTTCGGTGTACGTTTTGGTTTATTAACACCTTTAAGTCCGTGTTTCTTTAAAAGATTTTTTTTTCTTGCAGAATTACTATGTGGCATCAGCTCATCTTTGGTTTTCTTTTACCGTTCTGACGTAGTTTTTTAAAGTCAGCTCCAGTAATTTTATCAAAAGGTGGTGCAGCTTGTGCAATTTTTTTTTGTGCTGCAGTAAGTTTACCATTACCCTTTGTCATTATTTGCCTACTTTCTTCTGTGCATTGACATGAGCTTTACTAAAACTAGCTCCTCTTCTCATACTATTATACATAAATTGCATGTGTTTTTTTGTATGATTCTTAGAATGTTTCTTCATAGCCTTTTGTTGTGACTTAGAAAGTTTTGATATATCTACGCCTTTTACTTTCATTTTTTCTTCTTTACTATTTTTTTAATTTTGCCATTTTTAGTTCTAGCAAACTTATGTGTTTTAGTTTCTCTAATAAGAGTACCGTAGTATCTTTTACCTTTCCACATCCAACTTACTTTTGCCATCAATCATCACCTGCCCAATTGGGATTACCTGAATATTCTATATCTGTTTCTTCCATTATCTTTTTTTCTTTTTTTTAACAGCTCTAGATTTTTGTACAGCTTTTAAATCTATATACCGTCCTTCTTTATAAGCCTTAGCTGTACTTCGAATTTCACGTGCCACAGACGCTTTAGAGTTTCTTTTATTCTGTAAATACTTAGAAGGTACACCTTTCTCATATTTAACCTTTCTCTTACTTTTTTTTCTTGGCACTCTTGCCCTTCTTTATATCATTATCTTGAGAATGACCACCCCTAATAAAACTATTAACTCTTCCCATAGCCCAAGCAGCCATGGAAGCTGACTTAGAACCTGATGATAAATATGCTCCTTGTCCACGCCTATATACTCTTGAGAGTTGTCCATATGTGTATTTGGACTTAGCAGCTTTCTTTTGTAATGTAGCTTTTGTTTTTGCATTCAAGGGTTTCCTTGCAGGTTTCTTTTTTGCCATTATTCTTCTTCCAAACTATTTTTTAAATTTACCATGTCTTGCATATTTATATTATAGTCAGAAACAAACTTTTCTATCAACGCATCAATTTTAGATACATTGTGCTTTTTATTTATAAGTTTTGACCCACATGCTTCTGTTAGGTCTATTGCCCAAGATTTTAAATCTTCTGGTGTTTTAAATATATTTTGTTGATTCTTTATGGACATATCCACCTCCTCTAAATATTTAAGACGTAACTTATGTTACATCTTTTTCTTTTTTTTCTTCATGTTTTTTTTGGCTTTGTGATACATTAAGTTTCCCTCCGAATCGTTTGTTATATTCTGTACAGCCTAGATTACCACATTTTCTGTAGTCTGACTCAATCTTAAATGTAGTGTGACATTTCTTGCACGCCAACACTAATTTACTCATGCAATAAGTATCTCATCTACAATATGGTAGCTAACTGTAATCTCCTTGACTATGTTCGTAGCTAATAAATCCTTTTTGGGGACTAGCATAGTTCGTGAAAAAAAATTTTTATTTTGGGCTTCTACAATTTTATATTTATTGTCGTACATCCAGTCTATAATGTAAGGCACTAACTCTTGTGGATTCCAGTAATATAAAGTCGAAGTTGGGTATTCCCAGTAAAATAAGAAATCTGCAAACGTTTTAAGTGCTGCCCCAATTTTCTTTTCTCCGTTGTCCTGGACAATCATTATCTCTAATGCAAAGTTGTCTGTATTTTTTATCTGTGTATCTGTTTTGACTTCAACGTATCTTGCACCTAATTCATTATTAATAATAAATAAATCTGCACCTTTCATTTGGTCATCGAATGTTACATCTCTACAAATAAACTGACGTTTGCCTTCATTGTCTGTTTGTGCTTCATAGTATTTTTTAACTAGGGTTTCCCCTTTTTTTCCTATTGCATTTTGTGTTTCGAAATCGAACATAATCCTCCTGTAAATAACTTGTTTTATTCTAACATGCTGTTTATACTATCCACAACAAATAGTTTTTTTTAACTATAGAGTTACAGGTAAGAGCTATCGGACGGCAAAAAGCTGACTGCATCTTATGGATGGACTGGGATTACCACAAAGTCAGTACCCAAGGACTCTTGAAAGAAAAAAATTCAAAAAATATGCATATATGTCCGCTATGCTCGAAAACACACTACACATTCCTACAGTAAATAATACGTGTTTTAACTATACATACTACAAAAACGTGTTAATATACTACATAGGGAGACTGGTGTAGTCCTTGTTTGGTAATACCTGTAAGTAACCTGTAACAATAAACATCACGCAAGTGATGGTTCACAAACATCTTGCTGGTCTCCCACCTTTTTCAAAGTAAAAATTACCAGAAAATCCCGAGAACCTTACGTATATACATACCCCACCCCCTATGTTAAAACATAGGTCTGCCCTGTTAACGCACGGTGCATACCCCCCATTACTCTATAGTTACTCTGTAATCAAACGTTATGTCAATGAAAAGAAACGTAATACTCTAGGTACATACTGTAGTGTTTTGTATAACAAATGGTAGCCCTATGCATTGAACCATACAAAGTACAATAAGCCTAGCTAACAGTACGTTATCCCAAGAAAACATTGTCCCCAAGACTGCATTACAAAGCCAAGCACTCGTGCATGTCTTTGCCTATATATGCAGTCATTAACGGGGTACTACTACTAGTTCCCCCTACTGAAGTAGCTTTGCTACTTGGTCGGGGTGGACATCTAGCACATGTTTCCTATTAGTAAAGTATTTTTTCAAAATACCTAGCAATAAAAAAACGCTCACAAGCGTTTTCAATTATTGTTGACAAATAGGGACAGGTGCTCTTGTCCCCTTAGTAGTAGCTCAGTAGAAAGGATAAAACAATGAGTAATTACGTAAATAAAGAAAAGAACTATGACCCGATTGGCTCGACTGGATTCTTTGGCGTTAAACGCCTTAGTGTCCCGAGTAGAAAAGGACAAAGTTCTTTTTATCTTGTTAAGATGAATGACTTTTGGACTTCCAAAAGTAATTCTCTTGGAACTGTTATCAATCAAGAGCCTTTAACAAACTATGATTGCATCATACAGTTTGAAGCTCTTGTGAATAACAAGAAGTTCCAACTTAACAAGAACGGAACAATGCCTAAAGAACTTGTATCCATGATGGGGACTAACGAACTCGCACGCGAATTCGAAGGAGTCCCATCATTAGACCAAATCAAAGAGATAAAATCTGGTTGGTCTAAAGGTCGTAAGGCATAGTTCCTATGTTGTATAGCTCGGGGGGTTTATCCCCCCTTGCTATATATTTTTTTGCATTCTGCAAAAAGTTCTAGCTAGTATCATACCAAAACCTACCCCCCATACAAGAAAGAGAACCCCATACAGACCCAGAAAATTTTTTTTTCTTTCGCATATGCAATGGGGAACGGCTCTCTATACACGCGTGAAAGGGGATTGTCAAGTCTTCCCCATACATGAGGAAATTTGCAAAGCAAAAATTTTGGCGTAAGATTTTCGGCAAGACATTTTTTGTTCTTAAATTTATTTATATTGTAGAAAGGAAATATATTATGAGTAGAAAAAAGTATGTTCAGCATACGCCTAAGACAAAGAAAGCATTGACTAAGGTCATTGAGAGAAATGGTAAGTTAGTTCGTATCTATGTAGATACTGGATTACCTATCATCTCTAGTACGGCAGAGTATATGCTAGAAGTAGAGAATGCTACTATACCACACACAGATTGTCGGTACTGTGGCAAATCTACAGACGCTATATCAAGCCTATGTTTTGAGTGTAGAGATTTGAACAAGGATTTAGAAATGAAGATGAAAAGAATTGCTAAGGTAACGAGAGAACAGATTAGAGAAGGAAGTGTTACTGAGACTGATAAAGGATTAGTACCTAAGAAGTTCGGGGTTACTGATGGTAGTTGGAAACCATACAGAGATACTCCTGTTATGGAAGAAGATTATCGCACTTGCAGTCGTTGTTACATTGTCTTACCAATTAGCTTTGGTCGTAAAAGACTTTGTGAAGATTGCAGAAAATAAAGCTAAGTAATTAGCTAGAGTACATAGCCTATACAAGTTAGCCCTTTGTTTACGGGGTTATGTACTCTGTGGTAATTATATTCATAGAGTGGATATGCCTTTCTACAACCCTGTAGACATACCAACTACTACTAGATATGTCCACTCTGTGAAGCTACCTACCATAAGACCAAAGGTAACGTTGCGTGTATTGTGGGCTTCATTTCCCACTCCTTTCTCAACGTTGCCTGTAGGTAGCTAGATACTCATACAGAACTATGTTCTCCCTTATAAAAAATGTTATTAGTCGTGTGGGTATCTAGCTATCTATTCCAAAAGATAGCAATCATGACAAGTTCGGTAATGGGCTAGTTAATTCAGTAGTGCCTCCTTAAGTGCTAAAGAAAAACTAGCCCTTGCCGAGAACCATAGAAAGAGAGAGATATATTATGATATGTGATTTGTGTCATCAAGACACATACATGAAACTAATGATAGAAGCAAACGTCAAAAGCTCTGTATATCACAGAGTTATGTGTCGTACTTGTGGCTATCAAACAGTTAAAAGAATGAATACAAAGAAAGGTGGTGTTTATTAATGCCCGTAGATAAAGTACCCAATGATGGAAAAGATGCTAGAGAATATAAAAAGCATGTTAGAAGTCTGGGTTTTGAGAACCATTTGCAGTATCGACCTACAAGGTTGAAGACAATATATGGGGCTAATGTAGTACAGATTACTTCTAATGAAGAAAATGTATCTAAGCATAAGTTCTCTATTGAAGCTGCGAATTATCCAGAAGCTATGACAAAGCTCTGGGAAACAATGATACAAACTGCTGTTGCAACACAGCTCAAAGCGATTGGCTCTTTGATGAAAGCGTTACTAAAAGACCAAGACTTTGCAACTACAGAACAACTTGTAGAGAATGTTAGCGATATGCTAACTGATAGCGACTTTGCAGAAACGTTCTTTGATGCGTTGTATCATACGCAACCCGACATGATTGTCTTAGGTAATCCTGAGATTGTTGGCTCTATGCAAGTAGGAACTGTTGATGAAAGTCAAGCTAGTGATATTGTAGAGAAGCTAATCAAAGATGTGTTGGGGGGTGATGAAGAAGAATGATAGATATGCAATGTACTAAAGTTCTAAGCCACGAGAAAGAGTGGATTAAATGCGAAAGACCAATAAAGAATATTGGTTTCTGGAAACATGATGACCACATTTATAGACTTGCTTGTGAAGAACATAGGGAAGGAGGAAGTTAGTAATGAATGAAGAAATTGTATCAATCAATGGCGACATTATAAGTGTTACTGTTGATGATGATTTGTATCTTAGAGTAAAACTCGGGATAACAGAGAAGTATCTTACTGAAGAACAGTTAGCAGAAGTCAATGATAGGACAGAGCAAGCTGTTACAGAGATACTTAGAAAGGAAGAAGAATGACCGTATACGAGTACATTACTTCTATTAATAATAAGAAAACAAATGAGCTAACTGTTGATTTTATCTTTGATATTGAGACTTCAAAGAGTTCTGCTATAGAACAAATTGATATGTTAGTTCAACTAGCCAATGATAATGAGAACATAAAGTTCTTAGCTCATGAGCCAAAGTTCTTTGAAAAGAGCAAGTGGTCGGAAGTAGAAGAAGAATGATATGTAAACATTGTAGTCAAGAAGTTAATAAAGCAGTTGTGTCAATAGATGATATATTAGCACACCCTGATATAACTCTTGATGTAGATTATTGGTTAGAACAATCACATAAAGAAGAATGTAAAGGAGTAAAACTATGACAGATGAAGATAGTGATATTAAAGAGTTGAGTGGGAAACTAACTAACTGTGCTATTACAGTAGATATACTTAGGTATCTCAATGACTTGGCTATTGATATGGAATACAACAGAAGTCTTAATCCAGAGTTTCTTGATGAGACTATGGATACAGAACTAGCTATGAAAATGGACTTAGTTGCTGATACTAGATTTCCTGTTGTTGTATTGATGGCTACACCTCACTACTACAAACAAGGAACAAGAACAGATATGCACGTAAGACTAATGCTTGATGTTGTTGTTAAAAGTAAAGTCGGTGCAAAACTAGATAAGGAATATGCAACAGTTACTATTGATGTTCCTTTGGAAGCAATTAATCATCTACCAAATATCCCAGAGATAAGGTGGATTGATACGGCTTCTACCGACAGAAAGAAATGGAAAGAAGTATGGGACAACGTTGATAAAGATAAGTTAAGTGAAAACTTTATCAAAGACTTTGAAACGTACTTAGATAATGAAAGGGAAGAAAGAGATGAAGAAGAATAATTGGGAATTGCTAGACCTAGTTATTGCTTGTTCGCCAAGAATACTTTTGTATGGTGTTGCTGGCACGGGCAAAACTTATCAAGCTAATACCCTGAAACTAAAGAAAAATCAAAAGAGCTACAATACTACACTTACGGCAGACAGCACGGCAAGTGAATTGATGGGGCATTATATAGCTACTGACAAAGGTGGTTTTGTCTGGCAAGATGGTGTAGGTATTAAAGCTTGGAAAGAAGGTGCAAGACTTGTTATCAATGAGATAGACCATGCTGGTGTAGATGTTATGACATTCCTACATGCTCTATTAGATGACAAAGAGTTCGCAAAGTTTACTTTACCTAATGTAGATAAAGAAACTGTAAGACCAGACACAAACTTTCAAGTTATTGCAACTATGAATGGTGTGCCTGATGACTTACCAGAGCCACTTGCAGATAGATTTCCTATCAAGTTAGAGATTGATGAAGTACATGAGAGTGCTTTGAACTCTCTACCTGATAAGTTGAAAGCTGTTTACTACGACTACAACAACGGACAGTACTCTGTTCGTAAGTGGATTGCTTTCAAGCAGTTGCTAGATAGTGGTATTGATGAACAACAAGCGTGTGCAGTTGTATTCAAAGATGATGCCTATGATATTCTTGAAGCACTAGGTGTGCAAGATGTCATTATTTAGTAATAGTGTAAAAGGCTCAATCAAAGTTAAAAGCCAAAAATTACTTCCTAACCTATCTCTTGTAGGTAATGAAGTTAGGAAACATGAAGTTGTATATTCTACAACCCCATGGGAAGAAGAACTAAAAGACAGAAATGTAATTGCAGTTCCTAAATCTATGTTGAGTACTACAAGGAAAGACAGAGAGAATGTAATTAAGGCTCTTATATTGAAGCATAAGTTATTCAAAGGTTGGCGTTTCCGTAACAAGAACCCAGAGTATTTATATTATGCTTTATATCTTTGGTCGCTCAAAAGACATAAGCACTATCAAAGGGAAACTAGAAAGAAGTTACTTACGGAAGATGAAATCCGTAGTTTAACCTTCTTAGACCGAGATACAGAAGATAAAGATGAATTGTCTTATGAGCAGAAAAGATTGATTGAGCTAGTAAAAGATGTTGAGTTTCCTGTTATGGACGCGAAATTGTATGAGATTTCGCTAATGAGATTGATTGGAAACTTATATCGTACTAACAATGTTGATATGTTTATTAAGGAATACGTTAGAGAAAATATCTTTACAAAGTATTCTTACAAAGCAAACAACAGAGAGATAGTAGAAGTTGCAGTTCAAAGTAATATTGATGTACGTTTACCACAACATGTAGCGTTACAAGATAGAAGCTTTCTTAACATGCTAGTAGAATATTGCATGTACAAAGTGCAATCTACACAACGATATGCTATGAATACATACACGGGATATTGGGATTGGGACGAAGTAAAAAAGACATGGACAAGAAAAGAATATTGGAATAAATCTAAGGTAAGACATAGAATTAACAATATTTACAAATTGCTTGTTAAAAAGCCAATGTCTAATTCAATATCACAAGGTGGATTACCTAGTGCAGATTATCAAGAAGTGCCAGAAGAAGATATGGTACTTAAATTACCACCAGAAATCAAAGGCAAACTTGCTGATGAAATTATGGAAGATGCCGACAGAAAGCATAAGACTGCTTTTGATTGGTATCAAGGTAATGGTGTTCATGGTAATGCTATGTTGCACAAGTTCAATGGAACTAGGAAGATACACAAAGCTATTAGAGAGCTTAGGCGAAACAATAGTGATGTAGGTGTTGTACCTAGAAACATGCACAGAATGACTACCGACCGAAAAGTTTTCTCTACTAAGAGAAGCGTAGCAGGGGGTAGCATGCTGATAGATTGTTCTGGAAGTATGGGCTTAACAATGAGAGATGTTGAAGAAATTGTCAATAATTTACCAGCTAGTACTATAGCTGGTTATGTTGGATTTCCACATGAAGTAAATGGTATTCATGGCGACATTCGTATCATTGCACAGAACGGCAGAATTAGTGATGAAGCTATGCAAGAATTACAAAATCATGGATACAACTCCATTGATAAAGAAGCTCTTGAATGGCTAGCTAAACAACCAGAGCCACGAATATGGGTAAGCGACCAACAAGTTGTTGGTGTTACCGAGAAAGGTGGACACCCTACTAATCTTACCAAACATGGTTTAGATGAAATTAAAAGTATTATGTTACAAAACAACATAATACCTATTGAAGATGAAGAACAAGTTAAGGCAGTAGCTAAGAAACTTGCCTTATAATAATAGGCTATAACTCTCTTTCTAGTCTATTGAAAGATAGCTCGGTGTAAAAGCCGAGCTATTTTTTTATTCTCCCTTATGCATTGCATATTTATTAATCAAGAAATAATCATTTGGTTGTTGTAATCAGCAAACAATCAGCTTATAATAAGCGTATGAACACAGAAAATACTAAACAAGATATTGAAAAAGCTATTGCTAAAGCTACTGCAAAAGTACAAGGTGGGCAACAGCATTGGTATGAAAGGTTGCCTAAAGAAGCTTTACCTTTTATAAATACACTTGCAGACAGGGTGGAAAATCACGGACAGAAAGCCAACGCTAGAGTTGTTAGCGAAATACTAATGGATAAGTATAATTTCGCAGTATCACGTAGCAGAGTGCGATTATGGTTAGTTGAACTAGAGAAACGCAATGCCGAAAAAAATTGATACAGAATTAGCAAAGCTTATAGCTGAAGCTGAAAGCGATAAGATAAAAGATTTAAAAGATACAAATGCCAGACTACTCAAACAGATTGACAAACTCAAAGATAAGAAAGCCGACATGGTAGAAGCCGTGTTTTCTGGTGCTAGAGATGGAATGAGAACACTTCAATTTCCAGATATATCTAATCCTAAAATCAAACACAAACCCAAAACACAAACAGAAATCTGTGTCCCCTTGCTCTCGGATATTCAGCTCGCAAAGAGAACCCCAGACTACGACACTGCTACTGCAGAAGTTAGAGTCAGAAGATATGCAGAAAAGATAGTCAAACTTACAGAAATCAAAAGAGCTTCTATGAATGTAGATAAATGTGCAGTCTTATGTCTAGGTGACATTGTTGAGGGTGAGCTTATATTTCCAGGACAGTCACATTTAATAGACAGTTCTTTATATAGACAAGTGACAGTTGATGGTCCAAGAATATTGCATACGTTTTTCTCTATATTATTAGAAAATTTTAAAGAAGTAGACGTATACTGGGTAATAGGTAATCATGGAGCTTTGGGTGGTAGGTCTCGTAGAGATTACAACCCTGAGACAAACGCTGATAGAATGTTAGGAAAGATACTACAGACAATGTTTGCGTCAGAGAAACGCATCAAGTTTGTTATCCCTGAAGGCGTTGATAATCACTGGTATACAGTTGCTAGACTTGGTCCAAAAGCCAAGTTTTTTTGTTTTCATGGAGATAATATTCGTGGAAGTATGGGTGTACCATTCTATGGTTACAACAAAAAAATACTGGGTTGGAAAGCACTTGCATCACAAGGGCTGATGGAAGACTTTACACACGCAGTCTGCGGTCATTATCACACACCAACATCTTTATATATTAATGATGTACGTGTATGGGTTAATGGTTCGACAGAAAGTTATAATAGCTATGCACAAGAACAACTAGCAAGTATGGGTAGACCTTCACAATTTTGTTTGTTTGTGAAACCTACTAAAGGAGTTACTGCTGAGTATCTTGTCAATTTAGAGGAATAAATGAGTACAAAAACAAAAGTGGTTGCCGTTGAGTATGCAGGGGTTGGAAGTATACCTCAGTTTATTGTAAAAATAGACGGCTCATATCAATATGTACCTGTGAAAACAGGAGTAAATCCTATTGATGTACTATTAGAAGAAGAATAAAGCTAATACAAAAGGAGAGTGGAATGGCGAAATTCAATTTGGACGACTATGAATTGGTCGAAGATAGATTAAAAAAATATTGGAAAGATAATCCTGAAGGAAGGATAGAAACAAACGTTGTACACATTACTGATGATGGTTCATGTGTAACCATAAAAGCAGAAATTATGGACAACGAAGGAAGACTTGTAACTACAGGTATTGCACAAGAGACTAAAGGAGATGGTTTTGCAAACACTACATCATGGATGGAGAACTGTGAAACATCTGCTATAGGTAGAGCGTTGGCAAATTGGAAGTATCAAGGTAGTAAGAACAGACCTAGTCGTGAAGAAATGATGAAGGTTCAGAAAAATTCAGTAACGCCAACCACTGATAAAAAGGAGAAGGACATTGCTCAGGAGGATGGGAAAAAGGCTATGCCTCCGTCCTCCACTTCTCCAATAGAGCAAATAAAAGAAGCAGGATTTGGTGATACAAAAGGTTCTAAACATCCTAATGGTGCTTTAGCTATTGATGAAGATGGACTTATTTGTCCTTGTGGTTCTAACGCAAGAGTTAAATATTACAAAGCACATGAGAAAAGTAAACCTAAAAGTCCTGACTTTAGATGTCAAGCAATGGGACAATGTACAGCAGGAGATACAGTAGATGGTAAAGTATTTGCTAAATCTTGGTGGATGGATAATAAAGAAACACCAGAAGCTTGGAAAGACTTTGCTGCAGTACAAAATGGTATGTCATTACCTAAAGCAAAATCATTAGATGATATAAAACCAGGAGAAGCTCCCTTTTAAAATAGCAGAAGCTGAGGGAGAAAGGATTAAAAAAACCTCAGCTTTGCTCTAAGATTTACTTGCTAATTTGTTTTTTTGCGTATTCTTTTACTACTACTAGAGCTGCACCACCACCTGCAATAGCTGCAAGTTCAACTGCATTTGCGTCAACACCAACTAATGGGCTAACTACTAATGCACCTATGAATGCTTCAATGAACGTCCATACGGTTTTCTCTAGCATGTCTTTAAGTGAATCACTCATTTTATAACTCCATGCTTCGTTCCAAGGAGTCCACCCCACATCCTTCTTGAATGTGCCGTCTTGGTTTCTTTTCCTATTATTCTTTTCG